TGGGTCCTTTGACCCATGCTCAGTTGATCGGTAAATGTGCTACACTTTGTGTTGTGGAAGTTTAGTCATTTGGACTACTTTCCACCTTTTACTGGTCGTTTTCTAATTCCGGTAATCCGGGACCACAACCCTTGAGTTTGTTTGATTTGTGACAACATGCCGAGCGTTCAAACTCCGCTCTCTCCAATTATGTTGTTGGGGTCTTATCACCCCCCAAGCACAATTAGATACAACAACCTTTAAGAGTTCATTTGATTATTTAGACTTGGATGTATGAACTCCGTCCTTCCATTTGTCTAAATTGGGCTAATGCCCACTTGTGACTGTGTGTCTCTTATCGGTTTTACTACCCACTGATTAACCAAAAATTAGAGGGTTAAAGCTGTAATTTACAGCATGCATTGAATTCAGTTTACTGTTCAATGTGATTAATTTGATGGCACAACCGAACGTGTCGATAGCAAGTTCGGGACTCCAACCTGCAGGTACGAGTTGCAGGCACCGGCCACGTCGTAAGATAGGGGCCACCAAAAGAGCAAGATGGCAACAAAATATTATTTTGATGTTCTTTGCACCGCTCCCCTTTGTGAATTCTTAGGGTTTGAGCCCATTGAGCTGATTCTTAATTGCGTTGTAGTTTGACAATGTCCACCGCCTGATGGAATATCATTGGAGGATAACTGTGATTAAAGTCTAGATGTTCAATTGTTTTATGTAAATTTGAAACAGCTTGCTGTTAGTTTGTATTACAATTGTTCATCGTTAGGGACCCAAAGCCTCTTGTTCGAGAATTGAAGATTTTCTTTTACCGCAGGCATTGCGGGAAAAGATCTTCGATTCGACTTTTAATTTTAATGAAAATGTCGAGTCTAGGATCTACACCCGCCAATTCAGCCCAGAATGGGGAGCGCCGACATAGGCGCCAAAATACCGTCGTGAGCGATGATTTTCTTGAGTTATTCAATACTCAAATCGACTTAAATGTCAAGGAATATAACACTTTGAACTATTCCAGAACTCATCGTTCACGCGGGAGCCAGAAGGAAACTGAGAAGAGACGTAGAGATAAGAAAGGTTATAAGTCTCGTAAGAAGCTTCGGAAACCACAATCTAATGAATGTGATACCCCTCCGGAAGCTTCTAAAGATCCACCTGGAGAATGTCAATACGGAGATCCAGATGATGATCTACCTGATCTTATTTGGTTCTCTGACTTTTTAGAAACTCAAGATGCAAGTATTGTTGACTTGTGCGAGTCACTAAGTGTGCTCGCTTATCAAGTCTCTAGAGCTCAGAATTTTCCAGAATTTCTAGTAGCTATAGTTGCTTGTATCAAATCTCGCGTTAAAGGCCCGCTGTGTGGGAAAATCATCAAAACCTTCTTGGAGTTATTCAAAACTCCTGAAAGCAGAGAAGAGCAATTAACTGTATCATTTGATAATGGGTTCTTCCGTAATTTTGTTCACAATTTCAGTAAGATTAAGAACAACAAGCATTGGAAGAATCTTGAACTTGCTATATCTGGATTAGGTTCCATTCTTGTAGCAGACTTCAATGGTATAGATTGGTCTATTTGCGGTATCAACGTTATTAAGGCACATAAGTGGAGTGATGCTAAAAATGCAGGCGATTTTATCGAAGCCTTGCTCAATACCATTGAGTATTTTAGCAAAACTGGTTATAGATGCCTTAAAGAACGTAGCCTTGAACCATTGTGTTATGAAGATCAAGATGTTCAGAGGTTTGAAACCGAATTCACACGAGTAATGGGAAAAAGTTCCCAAGCTTTAAGTGGTAAACTTGATGATAATGAGTTCGGTTTATACTCTGCGGCGGTCAAAGATCTTTTGTATCGCGCTGGTTGTATGAAGAAGATATGTTACAGCGGTTGGGCAGGCGAGACTTTGCACAAAAAGTATGTGCAACTAGCTGATCTGAACGAACAGTTAGCGTGTCAACAGTCTGCATCTACTTCCCGAATGACCCCTTTTGCTACTGTTTTTACTGGTGACACTGCTATTGGTAAATCTACCATTATGTTGTTAGCCATCAGAACATGTTTAGCTGCTATGGGTCGTGAATTTGATCCTATTAGGCATGCTAATTTCGATACTCGTGCTGGATTTGAAGATACTTTGTATAATAATACCCAGTCTGTTTCATTAGACGAAATCGGAAATGCAAAGGGTGACAACACTGCAAATTTCACAGTTCCCGTTAAGAGAATTTTGAATTGCGAAAGTGTTCCTGCTGATCGTTCAGAGGCTCATTTGAAAGGAAGAATTTACCCCAAACCTGTGACAGCTGTTGGATCTGCTAATGAAACACACATGAATGCCCATCTTTATACCATTAATCCAGCATCATTTCTGCGTTGTTTTGAAATGCATATAAGAATGTCTGTTCAACCTAAATACAGGAAAGAGGGTGGTAATATGCTTAATAAAAATCATCCTGATTTAAAAGCAAAACCTATACACGACCCTCCTGATGATGTATGGATTTTCGATGTTGAATATGTTCATACTTTCATGAACAATAATGGCACGTATGGATGGTGTTTCAAAACTCTCCAAGGTCAATTACATGATGGTACTTGGATAGTTTGTAAGCAGATACCTTTGTCTCAACTTCTTCAAGTCATGTACAACATGGCCAAAGTCCACTATGAACGTGAGACTCGCATGCTTCATAATCAAAAGATTTTATATAAAAGCAAGGCGTGTTCTTGTGGACTCACGCCTAGTTTCTGTAAATGTGCTGAACAGAAACATTATAATGAGCTTGTAATGAAAGGAAAACAGTGTCAAATATGCGGGCATTTTGAATGTGTCCGCGCTCACAATGGCGCTGAAATGCAGGCTTATCATGAACGGTGTGACAGTGATCAGGCCCAGGAGCTATTTCTTAAAGCTAAATACAATGAATTGTATTCCCTTGAGAAGCAGAAGCTTGATTCTAAAATTCAAGGGATAGTTGACTCTTGTGCCGAGAAAGGGGAAACATTTTATGATGATTCTCACGTCACTCCAAATATTGTTGGTTTTACACCGCACCCGGAATCATCAGAGGATTTCTTTGTTGATACAGGTACTCGTATACTTAACAATTGGGTTAGAAGTTTTATGCCATTTGGTTTGCCTTGGCATACGAGCATCATAAAATCAATGACAACGAAAATATTATTGGAAGAGTGTGACTCTTTGATGAAGGATTATATTGCTCCAAGTATTTTCTCCATTGTACCCCTCAGCATTGTCACACACCCTACTTACCAAAAGTATCTTAAGAGTGTTTACTATGGTCATGCTCGTAAAGATAACCGGAAAATTTTTAAGTGGGCTTTCCGGGTACTGTATGTATTATATGCAGTACTCTTTTGGTTGCAACCACTTAGTGTGGTTCTCATGTTTCCGTTCCACATAGCACTTGTGGTGGTACAACATGTCCACACTATTCGTGTTAGAAACACGATGATTGCGGCTCTAAATGAGAGAAGGGATGCGTTCCCTGAAAGATTCAAGCAGATTCGTGATCACAGATATGGGGTTGCTTTCACCTTCGCAGGTGTAGCTGCCCTCATATGCGCATGGAAGCTCTATAAGGGTTTAAAACCCCGAGCCGAGACTGGTGAAGCAGCTCTTAGTCCTGAGTCTATCAATTCGATGCCTGGTTGGTTCTCGCTTGATACTTTTACTAAGAAGCTGTCCGCGGCAACTAGCCGTTCCAGTTCTAGCGCGACTATTGGACAATTGGAACACACTGTCCAGAAAAATTTATGGGTCGGAAAATTTAAACGATCCGACGGGGTTACAGTCACAACATGTATGTTTGCACCTCGCAATAATGTTGTGGTCTTTCCCCGCCATGTGTTCCATAAGAATGCAAATCCTAACAACCCTCCATGTTCTCATGTAATTGCAACTGCAATTAGGCATGAGGGTGTGGGAGGACATGTGAGAGAATTCACAGTTGAATGGGAGAGTTGCTATAAATTTCCCGATATGGATTTTGTTGCTGCCTTCTGCCCTCATACTCCAAGTATTAAGAGTGCGTTGGATTGGCTACCTCACTCAGTTCAGGAAGGGAGTTGTGATGTTAAGATAGTTTTCCGTGATGATGGGGGAAAATATCAATATGACACTTCTTTTGCAACATATGATCCTAAGACCTGTAATGGATTTGCTACATTCCCGGGTTTGAGCTATAAAACCGATAAGACCGGGGATGGAAAATGCATGGGATTCGTTTTAGCTAATACTTCTAATCCGTGCATTCTTGGCTTCCACCTGGGGGCCAATAATTCTTTTGGAGTTAGGAAAACTGGTTATGCTGGCACTATAACTCAGACTCAAATGCGAAAAGCATACGAGTACTTGGATGAAACTTTCATGTTATCTGCTGAGTCTAGAGAGCTACCTGACAAACAGTATGGTATGATCATCCTTAAATCTCCAAAAGCACACCCAAAGAGCCATGCACTTACTTACGGTCCAAGTGCACCTTTTGAGATATTAGGCTCTGTTCATGTTCGAGCTCAAGCGAAATCAGAAGTTGAACCTTCCATTCTTGAGCCGCACGTCGTTAAAATATTCGATGTGCGTAAGCGCTATGGTCCGCCTCAGATGTTGCCAAATTGGCGAGCATTCAATGAAACATTGGATCATTTAGCGCAGCCTGAGCGCCATTATCCTCCAAAACTCCTTAGGCGAGCTTCAGAAGATTGGCTTAAACCGCTTATCCCATTGGTTCCGGATTTTACCCGGAGGGACGTATTTCGTCGTCTCACATTAAAAGAGGCAATTATGGGAATACCGGGTAAGCGTTTTATGGATGCTCTTGTTATGGCAACAAGCATGGGATTTCCTATTATGGGAAAGAAATCTGATTATTTTACTGATGTATATAATGATCAAGGTATTCTTATAGATAGGATTCCCCATGAATGTATCATTCAAGAACTGGAGCGTATGATGGAGTGTTGGCAAAATGGTTATCGTGCTTATCCAGTCTTCCGTAGTGTTCTAAAAGATGAACCTAAGGAGGTTGGATCTACTAAAGTTCGAGTGTTCCAATGTGGACCTGTTGCTTTCACCATTGCTGTGCGAATGTTCTTCTTATCCTTTGTAAGATTTGAAGGCATTTATCCAATTGAGACAGAATGTGCTGTTGGAGTAAATGCTTTTAGTCGTCAATGGGATGAGTTGATGAACTATGCTGAGAAATATGGTAAGGATCGCGCTATTGCATGGGACTACAGCAAGTTTGATGTAAAGATGTCATCTCAAATTACACATGAGGTATATCGTAATTACATCAAATTAGCTGAAGAGTCCATAAAGCACGGGGGATACACACCAGAAGATATTAAGATCATGAAAGCTATGGTAGCTGATTTGACGCACCCAATAATCGACTGGAATGGAACTCTTTTAGAGCTTACCAGCATTAACCCCTCAGGCAATTCATTGACTGTTCAAGTCAATGGGGATGCAAATGGTTTGTACGGTAGAATGCACTACTTTAACCAACATCCCGAGCGTTCCTCATACAGGGAGGATGTTGCAGCCATTACTTATGGTGATGATGCCGATGGAAGTGTGAGACCTGGTTGCAATTTCAACTACCACACTTTCAAAGCATTCATGGAAGTATATGGACGCAAGATAACCCCCCCCGACAAAGATGAGGACAATGCATCTGCTTACATACAAGATGCAGATTTCTTAAAGCGAAGATCCAATTATATACCTGAAATAGGTATAAGGATCGGTATGCTTAGTCGCGATAGTATCTTCAAGAGTCTTATGGCTAACCTAAAATCTAAGAGTGCAACCCCAAGAGAGGTTGCTAGATCTTGCGTTGAAGGAGCCATTCATGAAGCATTTGCTTTCGGCCGAGAAGAATATGAAGACTTTCGCGCAAAACTCAAGCAGGTTTGCGATGAAGCAGATCTGCATGTGCCAAGCCTTAACTTCGATTTTGACGAACGCGTAGTTATGTGGCACACTAAATATACCCCTGGATTCGTCACGCCCGGAGATAGACCGGAGATGTAGCTTTCGTAAATATGCGTCCAATAGCTCCGCGAAGAATAGAGCTTATTCAAAGTCTATCGAGGAACTTATTCTCGAGAGAGGTGGATACCTCGAACCCTAATGTATATTATGTAAGTGAATTTATTGATCATTGCTATGAACATGATTTGATTGCATCGGATAATGAATACGTAGTATGTGTATTAATAGGATTACTTTCCCAATGTTACGACGAGCACATCGACATTGAGGAAATTTTTGAAGAACACACTGAACCTACGAGTGTTCATGATTTTCCTGTTTCTCCTCAGTCTGGAGAAGTTTCTTCTCAAACTGTCAAATTTCAGGATAATATGAGCGCTTATGTAAATAGCGTGAATAGTGTGTATGATGATGTGCGACAATCGGCAACTGACACAGATGTTCCACTAGGAGACTTTTTGAGTCGTCCTGTCAAGATACATGAGTTTGCGTGGCAAATCGATAGTATTACTAACGATACTTTTGCACCGTGGTCTGAGTATTTCACAAACCCACGCATTGCAAATAGGTTAACTGGATACAGATTGCTACAGGCAAAATTGCATCTTAAATTTGTCATAAATGGAACACCATTCCATTATGGTAGACTTATTGCTAGTTATTATCCAATGGCTAGTAACGATTGGACTATACCTGCTGTCCCTAGTCTAACAGATGCCAACCTTATATTAATGTCTCAACGCATGCATATATATCTTAATCCTACTGATAATGATGGAGGTGAGATGATATTACCGTTTACCTGGTGGAAAAATGCTTTGAGCACCACCAGTGAGGGACCAAATACAGATTTAACTAATCTAGGAGTTATTGTTATGGGTCCCATGAACCTACTCAAACATGCATCAGGTGGGATTGATAAGGTTGATGTTTCAGTTTTCGCTTGGGCTGAAGATGTCAGACTTGCCGCTCCGACAGGTAGACCTATGACTGGTCTAACACCACAAGCGAAGGAGAGAAAAGATGAATATTCTGGAGTTATTTCCAAACCTGCGTCGGCAATAGCCAATGTGGCTAGTAAGCTTACCAAAGTTCCATATATAGGTCAGTATGCGACTGCTACTGAGATAGGTATGAGAGCTGTTGGTAAAATAGCCTCCTTATTTGGATTTTCTCGCCCTACAATGCTGGAATCCTCACAATTTAGACCTATCCCTAAAGGAAATATGGCTGTTGTGAATTTACCTGATGATACAACGAAATTATCACTTGACGCCAAACAAGAGTTAACTGTGTCCTCGACCGCATTCGGGATTGAAGATGGAGATCCCCTTGAGATTCTACGGATAGCTCAAGTGGAATCATATCTCACTCAAATTCCAGTTGCCACAGGTGCCACAGCAGAAACAAAACTATTTGAATGTCTGGTTGATCCATGTTTATCAACTCGTAATACCATAAACGCGATTCACATGACATCATTGTGTTTTGCATCAGTTCCCTTTAAGTATTGGCGAGGATCCATTGAGTTCCGGTTTCAGGTGGTATGTAGCAAGTTCCATAGGGGAAGACTTAAGGTTGTATTTGATCCGTATGGTTACCAATGGAATGATATACCCGCCGGCGGTGGGAACCCGACATATGAAGCAGCATATACAACTATTGTTGATATATCACAGAACACTGATTTTGTGGTGCGCTGTGGGTGGGGGCAATCTGAATCTTACAGAGAAAGAATGCCCCTTGATTTGATGGTGCCATATGAGATGGGTAATGTCGAATTTTGGGAGAACACCGAGCAAAGTAAATTTGGCAATGGTACAATAGCTATGTATGTTGTTAATGATATCTCTTGCCCGGGCGAAACCCTAACTCCTATTTCTGTTAATGTTTTCGTTAAGGCTGGAGATGATTTTGAAGTAGCTGTACCGCATGCTGAAGATCTTACTCGTTTACGTCTAACCAACAATTTGTATTTACCCCAATCAAAGGAGGTATACCCAGAATCCGACGAAGGTCCGGATAATAGTAATGTAGCCGAGGTGGATGCTGACAAACCTGAAGTATCCGCAGTTTTAGATACTGATGCAGCTGTTATACCTATAACTGACCCTGCCAATTTAATTCATTTTGGTGAATCAGTTAGAAGTTTTCGACAATTGCTCAAACGGTATTGTCAACATGAGGTTATAGGTCTTATCCCTTCTGGGATGCAGAAGTCATATTTACATCAAAGGGTTGCACTTCCATTCGCCCCCGGATTCACTGGTCAGACCCAGACGGATGGTATTATGAAAGCGGTGACCGGAGGTAATTATGTCTATGGATATATGACCTTTTTGAAGTATGTTACTACGGCCTTTTTGGGATGGCGGGGTGGCATACGATATGTTGTCGATTTTGGGAACATGCCGTGCTGTGCCATGAGTTCTGTTAAGGCCGGTCGGTATACTGCGTGTGATCCCCAGGACTTGACTAGCGACCCTAATATCTCTACCTCTCCTTCAGGTATTAAGGATAGGTTACAATTCAATAAACAAGAGACTGGCTTAGAAGGAATCGTCATACAGGATCCTAATATGAATAGGTTACTAAGTTTTGAAATACCTTTCTATTCTAATGCCAGGTTTATCCCTGGGAAAACCCCAGATTTCTTTGGTGGAGGTGCTTTGACAGTAGAGCAAATGCCTCAACCATGCTGGAAATTATCGTTTGATGTTAATAATTATAGCAGTACAGATGCAGTATATCCAGGAACAGGTTCCTCTATTAGTACATATGTAGCGGGAGCCGAAGATTTTAATGTTGGTTGGTATCAAGGTCCTCCTCCATTCTTTATGGAGTTGCAGTACCCTGAATAACCATTCAATTATATGTACACTACTCTGCGAGAGCCCGCAGAACGGCCGTGTGTCGTTGGCGAGCCAGATATGAGCTTTTAAGTTTTATTCTGGTTCGCCAGAGGTTTTTATTAAGAGCTCAATTTTATCTAGCTGCCAGAACTTTTGTAAGATGCTCAATCTTACATTTGTCACCTAGAGAAAGTAGGTCATATCACCTTGCACTTCTCTAGGAGCCCCTG